CCATCTTACGTTATCGGAATCGATCCATCTGTCTGTAGCTCCAACCCCAGTGTCTTGTTTATTGACACCTGGCTGAAATTTCATTTCAAAAAGAGCCATATGCTACGCTCCTTATGTTGCTTTACTCTTATAGTTCCAACCGCATGTAGCGTCTACATATATAAAAGTAGCTGCCATTCCATTTGTATTTAAAGTGGCATTAGAAGTCCCATTATTAATAGGTTTTCCATTTCTATCTACTGTAACAGCATTTGATGCAAAATAGTTTCTAGAATCAACTATAGTAACTTCATCGCCTACCGCTGGTGAAGCAGGTAGTGTCACTGTAACTACTGCAGAAGTAGTATCTACAAAAATTTGATCTCCAGCCACCGCTAAATAAGCAGAATATGTATTATCTATAGAAATAGCTCCTCTATCTAAAATAGTTATAAGAGTTTGAGTTCCGTTAGATCTACATAAAACTGTTGCTCCTACAGGAATAGCTTGAGTAGTGCCACTAGCAGTTAAAACTCCTAGAGTGTATTTATTAGTTCCATTTCTATCAGTATCATCTTTCATAATCCAAACTCTATCAGAACCTGATGGCATTGTTATTGTTCTATTAGCCGCTAAAGTTCCATAAAGTCTTAGATATTGATTTTTGCCGTTAGAAGTAGCTCCATCAGTTAAAGCTAGTGTTATATCTGAAGATGCCATATCTACATCTAAAACACCAGATGCTACTTGTTCTAAAATTTGCAGGTTAGTATTAGTAATACCACCCCATTGACCAGCTTTTTCACCGGTTGTAATTAATTCTAATTTTGTATCGCTTGAATACGTTGATGCCATAATTTTATACTCCTGGGTCTATTTCTGTCCAAGTCATACTAACACCTGGGACTATTTCACTCCATGTTATTGCTTGTGCTGTTCCTGTAGCTAGGGTTAAATCTATGCCACTAGGCTCAGTATTTGCGTCAGCCGTCACTGTAACACTTCCTGAAGAAATTACAACATTATTTCCACTAACTGATACGTCTGCTCCACCTGTTGCTATAACGGTTCCAGTAGCTAAAGTAATATCGGATCCAGTAACTGTAAAATCTACATCAATTTGAAGACTAACAGTACCTGTACCTAAAGTAAGTGGATTTGGATTAGGTATTTCTGTGACCGAATCTGCTGTGATTCCTGGGTCTCCAATATTAATTGTAAGCTGATTACCTGTAACTGCAAGAGTTACATTTCCTTCATTACCTGAAGCTGAAATGGGTAGTGCCGCAAAAGAGTCAAATCCTAATAACATATATAATCCTTAGAAGGAGACACGGGGTATGTGGTGGTGCCGTGCCTCCATCAAAGAATTATATCATCGTTTAAACCAAGATGGAAGACCTAAATGAGGACGCTTATCGAACATATTATCGTTAGCTCCTCGAGTTTTTCTATTATTATAGTGAAGAAATACTTGAATACATTCTTTACCTTTGAATTTTTCTCTCCAATGTTCTAGCTCACAGCCAGAATAAACTAGCATATCTCCTGGTTTTAAATCTACTCTAATTCCTTTTTTACCTACTTCTCCTGATGGCTCTAGATATATAGGCCAGTCATCACCACCAAGATTCATAGTAGTTGATATCTCACAACTAAATCTATCTTTGTGTCTTTCTAAAATATCACCTTTTTTATAGATCCGCGCATATGTGTATGCAGGGTATAATTTTAATCCTGTTACTTTCTCCATATCTGGTAAACATTTAAGTAATAATGTTTCCATAGCTATATTGGCATATTGAGAATATGTGTTTGGGATCTGTTCATCTTTACTCTCGTAATATCCAATAATAGTTTCAAATGGTGAAAAATATTTACGCTCTCTACAAGTATTATAAACTTGTTTTTGCATTAAAAAATAGTTTGCAACAAATGAAGCTAAGTCTTTTGATATAGCTTGTTTAATAACTGTATATTTTTTCTTTTTAAAACTCATAATTTACATTTAAAGTAATTCTATAATTTTGATTTGTACAAGTCGTGCTGGAGTGCTCTAAAGAACCATCAAATATTACAGCCTTATTTTCTTCAGAAGTTACTTTTCTATCCCTAAATAAAGTTTGACCATTGTTTGTGTTAAAATAAAATAAAACAACATTATGTTTATTGTCATTATCTGTATGAAAACCGTGAATAACTTTTTTATCTGTTCTAGGATACAAATTTAATTTTGATCTTAATAATTTTTTTATTTTTAATTTTTCTATAAAAGGAATTACTATGTCTTTATAAAGAGGACTACAAATTTCACTATCTTTAAAAAAAGTATGAGAAAAATAAATATCTTTATCTTTTTTTGTTTCTAGTACTGAAGTTTGTAAATACCAATTAAAGTTAGGATGAGTGATTATATGTTTCATTTGATTAAATTTATTTTTATTAAAAAATTTATTTTTTATTTCAAACATCTTTTGCCATTTCTTTTGGCACCGCTTGTATATTCCAGTGTATAAATCTAAATGGTTCTATACCGTGATCTACTGCATATTCATGTTCTAGATATCCTGGAAATATAATTAATGTTCCAGGTTGTGGTCTAAAATGTATTAGTTCACTACCACCCCAAATACCTTTAATGTCTGGTTTCAGTTTTAATTTAGTAGATCGTGCACCTGTTTTTGGTTCATGAAATATAGGATAAGAAGTTTTATCAGAACATTTTAAAAAATAAAATCCTGATACGTGTTGATTCCAATGCACGTGTGCTGAATGATGACCACCACCTTTTTTAGCAAACTCTTGTACCCACAATTCAGAAAACATAGTTTGATATTGTGACATATCATAACCTTGATGATCTAAATATTCCCAAGATTTTTGCCCAATATAATTTCTAAAATCTAAAAAATCATTATCATTTGTTAATGGTGTTGAATGATAACTTGTACCAAAATCACCAAATTCTTTTATTCTTTTCTTTTCTCTTTTTCTAGCTTCAGCAATATATTTATTACTTGCTTTGTTTAAAGATTTTACAAACTCTGGTTTTTGCTCTGACCAAATGGTTGTCCAAAAATAATTATTTATATACATTATCTAAAAGGCCTTCCTAAATGCCATACTACAAGACTATATCTTGTGCCTGCTGTTACTGGTTTAACTCTATGCCACACAAAACTAGGGAATATAATAATAGATCCTTTTGGTAGTATCTCTTTACATTGCACTCTGTGTTTTAATTCGTCTCTCATATGTGGATCATAGTTTCTAAAATCAAATTCTAATTCACCACCTTGGTATTCTGAACCATCTGTTAACTGACAAGTCATAGATAGTTTTCTAATTTTTCCGTGTTCAGGATGATTTACATCGTCTCGTTTATAGGGTTTATCCCAACTATCACAATGCCAATCATAGTATTGGTTTAATTTATATTTTGTAAACTGACAAGATTCACTTCTTTCCCAATCAAAATTCCAGCCAGCATTTTTATTTGCTTCGTGTACATAGGGATGTAGTTCTTTATATATCCAAGTATCATTTAACCAAACTAAATCAGATTTTCTTTTTTTCTGTAAATTCTTAACATCTTCTTTTGTTAATTTTTCTTTTTCATACCCACCAGTTTTAGCCATAACTTCTTTTTGTTCATTCGCGTAGTTGATAACTTCATCACAGAATCTAGGTGTAAGTACACCACTAAAATACCAATAGTAATTAGTTATATTCATAAGTTATTGTTTGCACAAAGTTTAAACTGTCTTTTTGATTGTTAGTTAAATAATACATATTAGTTGATGGAAACATAATAAACATATTATTTTTAAGTGGTATATCCCAACTTCTGCCTTTCCGTCTGTTGTCTTCATAATGTATTCTAACCATGCAATCTTTAACTTTTACCCCATATAACAATGTATAGTCTGGAGAGTTCCGCAAATCTACAGGATCTATATTTAATAAAGGGATCGTTGTCTCTTGAGGTTTATACATATTGCCCCACGTTTCTTTATTAATTAAAATAAAACCATATTCTAAACCTATATGATCTCGCATATAAGTATTTAACATATCGAATGTTCGTGAAAATGGAAAAGGTGAATCTGTAACTTGTGAGTTTAAAATATCTTGTTGAAGTTTATTTCGGTCAATGTCCCAATCTTTAGGCATTGCTACATCACCATAATATAGAGCTTGCTCTGTTAATACTTTCTTCTGCATACCACCACCATTTTTAATTTATGCTAAAGCGTCTGTCAAGTCCCAAGTTTGGCCAGCTTCATTCCACTTATAGTGCCACATATGAGTACTTGCACTATTTTGTGATTCTTGTTCTGGAGTTAATGCTGGAGCCGCACCTATTGGTGAATCCCAAGCAGCAGTTGTAGTATTTTTTACCCACGATGGATAAGGTGATTTTGGCCAAAAAATATTATTATCTTCGTCCCAAGTATAACCTATACCTGCGTAGTTTCCTCTAAATGCTTTTGAGTTATCACCAGAGTTATGTGTATTAGCAGATGTATTGTAAGATGTTTGAATCCACATTTGTGCAGGCCAGTTATTATGTAATTCTAAATATTGTTGACCTACTGCTTCGTCTTCAACGTTATCAGCGTTAAGCATATCTTTGTTATCAAGTGTTAATACTTGAATAACTTTTCCGTTAGATCCTAGTTTTGCAAAATGTGCCATAATGTTTCTCCTTATATATTAAAATTAATTCTTAAACAATACATAAATATTATTGGTATTTATACCTTATTACCACAATTCCTGAACCACCATTATTACCAGCTCCTTCACCTCCTGGACTTCCACTTCCAGCTGATCCTCCAGCTCCACCTCCTGTATTAGCTGTTCCTGCCGGAGCAGTCGAAGCTCCTCCACTTATTCCAGGAGTTCCACCACCTAATCCTCCACTTCCAGCTCCATTTGGAGTTGTTCTTGAACCACCTCCACCACCACCAGAAAAATATTGTATACAAGACGAACACTGACCATTACCTGATCCAAAACCAGTTACTCCGCCACCAGCTCCACCGTTTCCTCCGGGACTTCCACCGGGGGCCGCTCCTGCAGCCATAGCACCGCCGCCACCAGCTCCACCCCAACCTGGTGAACTTGCTCCTGGACCACCACCAGCATTCCCTTGAGGG